CGGATATTTACTTTGGTATGCAATGTTTCATCCAGATCAGACTATTCTTATTAGTGCTCACAAATATACAGGATCACAAGAAATTATGCAACGTATTAGGTATGCATATGAACTGTGTCCAGACCATATAAGATGCGGAGTTGTTAATTACAATAAAGGAAGTATTGAATTCGATAATGGTAGTCGTATTATATCAACCACAACTACCGGTAATACAGGACGAGGCATGAGTATTTCATTACTCTACTGCGACGAATTTGCATTTGTTCCAGCAAATATAGCTGACGAATTTTGGACAAGTATTTCTCCAACATTGGCTACTGGCGGCCGTGCTATTATTACTAGCACACCAAACAGCGACGAAGACACATTCGCCACTATTTGGAAAGAGGCAAACAAGAAATTTGATGAGTTCGGTAATGAAAATCCTGACGGAAAGGGGTTAAATGGTTTCTTTCCATTTACTTGTCATTGGAGTGAACATCCCGACAGGGACGGTGCATGGGCTGTTGAAGAAAAAGGGCGTATCGGTGAAGAACGATTCCGTCGTGAATATAACTGTGAATTCTTAGTTTACGATGAAACGCTAATACATAGCATCCATCTAGCAGGCATGGAGGGTAAAGCCCCTATAATGAATATGGGGCAGACTCGCTGGTATAAAGAACCTCAGAAGGGTATGATTTATGCTGTTGCACTAGATCCTAGTCTAGGCACAGGGGGCAATTATGCAGGTATTCAAGTATTCGAACTACCAAGTTTTGTACAAGTTGCCGAGTGGCACCATAACCTTACCCCAATTCAAGGGCAAATTAAAATACTTCGAGAAATTCTAAAATACATAGCAGACACAATCGGAGAAGAACATCTCAATGATATATACTGGTCAATTGAAAATAATACAGTTGGCGAAGCAGGACTTGTTTGCATCAAGGATATTGGCGAGGATCATTTTCCGGGAATGTTTGTAAGCGAGCCTATTAGAAAAGGACATGTGCGTAGGTTCCGTAAAGGGTTTAATACCACTCATAAAACTAAGATAGAAGCAGCTGCTAGAGCAAAGTATCTTATTGAGTCCGGTAAAATGAAAATCAATTCTAAACCCTTAATTTCTGAGTTGAAAAACTACATTGCTACTGGCATTAGCTTTAAAGGTAAAAATGAAGAGCCCGACGACCTTGTTGCGGCCTTGCTGCTAATTATACGTATGAGTAAGGTGCTGTCGGATTGGGACGGACGGGTATTTGATAATTTTAGTAGCAACGACGGGTCAATTGAGGAAGAATTTGAAATGCCCATGCCAATATTTGTTTCGTCAACATTAGGCTAAATATACATATGGATAAAAATCTTGATTTAATTGCTAAGGAATTGTTTGGAAAAATACGTACACAATTTCCAAAAGTACAACTAGGGGATGGAAACAGCAAGGTCACGGACCGTCCACAAGATGCTCGCTTTTTCGAATTTGATTATGTAAAAAACAATACAAATTTAGGCACTATTAGTGTTAGTCTTTCTGACGACGACGGAATAGTTATATTATACAGTAATGATATAGTCGACGACCAACCTAGTTTAATTAAAAAGCAATGGTTTAGATTTTTGCGAGGAATGAGAGACTTTGCTAAGGCAAGATTGCTTAATTTTTCAATTAGAGATATTGCTAAAACAAATCTGGACAAACGCGACTACAAATTTTTATCGAATAATAGCGGAGAAGCTGCAATGACGGAAAGTAAATTATGGGGAACCAGTAAAACTAGTTTTCAGAATATGGGTGAGGCAAAATTAATTGTTAAACATTCTAGACCTGTAAATTATGATTTACCTGCTGGTCGAACAATGCACATTGAAAATATTTTTATTGAAAATGCAGAAGGGGAGAGATTCCGTTATCCTTATAAGCACTTAAATGGTGCTCGTGCTCTTGCTACACACGTAGCTGCAGGCGGCACAAGTTATGATGATATTGGACAACATATAATTAGTCTGTCAGAAGAACTAAACAAACTTCGTATGTTTAAGGGATATGTTGACCGTCATCCTGTAATTGCTGAAGCGATGGATTCTATTAACGGTAAAGTTTTTGAACGTATTGATCAAATTAAAAAAGAAATTTCAAATCTCCAGCGACCTACATATTATCAGTCATTTGCTGAAAATTTTACTAAAAGAGAAGAGAAACTTATCCCAGAAGACGTTATAAATGATTGGGTAGATCGTTTAACTATTCGTAATTTTAATGAAGAATTAAAGAATGTTTTCCCCTACATATATAATCTAGTTGGAGAAGACGTTGCCCCAGTAGTTGAGCTCACTCCGGAAGATCTAATTCTAGCTCAAGAACAATCTACAGGTTTAGAACTAGAAAATGAACTTGCAGAATTATCTGACTTTGAATCATATTTAGAACAATTAGTCAAGGAAGATAATGATCTTTTTAACAATGACCAGACACAAGGCGTTGCATTAGATAAACTAAATCAACTAATGGCAAACGAAATACCAGCGGGTACTGACGGCACTAATGCTATTCAAAGTCTTAAAGGTATAATTGACGACGAAGACTTAAATGATGCGCTAAAATCTCTAGGAAAAATAAATCCAGAAGGCGATGTAAGAGATACAATTAAGCAATACGTTGAAGCTAAAGATAAAGAAAATGAAACAGATATTGCTACTAAATTAAATTATACTGCCGATGCCAAAGAGCCTGCTCCTGCAGCAGAAGCACCAGCGGCACCTGAGGCACCAGCAGCAGAAGCACCAGCGGCACCTGAGGCACCAGCTGAACAACCAGCGCCAGTTGCAGAAGGCGACGATCCACCGTGGCATACTGATGCAAACGACAAAAAATCTAAACCGGTTACTCCGGGCAAACACGGTCAAGGGTATTCACAGGCACGCCACCTTGCACGACAAGGAATGGCAAAGGCTATTGAAAAGGCCAAAAAAGCCGGAGCAACATCTGAAACAATAGTAAACTTCGGTAATGGAGAAATGTCATTAGGCGAAGCGATTACAAAAGCTGGATTACAAATCGAAGACTACTTTTCCGAAGAAGTTGCTCAAAAGAAGACTCAAGAAGTAGTCGAATTTATTAAATCAATGTACGATGAAACAACGGGTCGTTTTCCGAAGGGCGAAACTGGTGTTCTAATTTCTGTTGAAAAAGAATTTGGTGAAGATGCTAAAGACATTGCGAAACATGTCATTAGTGAGTTGAGTACTATGTATGAATCTAAAAGAATGCGTCAGTTGGCAGGATTGATATAAAATACTCATATTTAGAGCGAAAAAGCTCTTGCAAACATAAATAAAAACGCATACAATAACATGTATGCGTTTTTTGTTTTAGTAGGTTCTAAAACAAATTAAAGGCAAAACAAAAGGCTATTAAAATTTATTAGGAGGCTCATTATGGCATCATTAGCTGAAATTCGCGCAAAATTAAAGGAACAAGAAGGCCGCACAAGTGGCGATGGTAACAGAACAGGTGGAGACAATTCCATTTATCCGTTCTGGAACTTAAAGGAAGGTTCCGAATCAACAGTCCGTTTTCTTCCTGACGGAAATTCCGACAATACATTTTTCTGGGTAGAACGTGCAATGATCAAATTGCCTTTCGCCGGTGTGAAGGGTTCTACAGACAACAAGCAGGTTACTGTCAACGTTCCTTGTATGGAAATGTATGGCGAAACTTGCCCAATACTTAGTGAAGTACGTGGTTGGTTCAAAGATCCTAGCCTAGAAGACATGGGTCGTAAGTATTGGAAGAAGCGTAGTTACATCTTCCAAGGCTTTGTTGTTGAAGATGGTTTGAAAGAAGAACAAACTCCAGAAAACCCTATTCGTAGATTTATTATTGGTCCTCAAATTTTCCAACTTATCCGTAGTGCATTGCTTGATCCAGAAATGGATGATCTGCCTACTGATGCAGTTAATGGTGTTGACTTTAAACTGATTAAAACTAGCAAAGGTGGTTATGCTGACTATTCTACTAGCAAGTGGAGCCGTCGTACTCGTCCGCTCGACGATAAGGAAACTGCCGCTTTAGAAGCCCACGGCTTGTTTAGTCTCAAAGACTACTTGCCAAAGAAGCCAACCGATGTTGAGCTGAAGGTTATCAAAGAAATGTTTGAGGCATCAGTAGACGGTGAGCCGTTTGATATGGATCGTTGGGGTCAGTACTTTAAGCCAGCAGGTATGAGTTCTGCTACAGGAGATCCTGTCGCTAAGGCTCCTACAAAGGCTGCACCAGTAGCTAATGACGACGATGCTCCTTGGGAAGAACCTGCTCCTAAAGCAACACCTGCTCCTAAAGCAGAAGAATCAAAGCCTGCAAGCACAGGCGGTAGCAAGGCAGAAGACATCCTTGCTATGATTCGTAATCGTAACAAGTAATAGGTAATATGGCTCGGGTAATATGCCCGAGCCTTCTTCTCTTAAGGATTTAATATGGCTACAAAGGCATTTGATTTAAGTAAATTTAGAAAAACATTAACAAAAAGTATTGACGGTCTAGGCGTTGGCTTTAACGACCCTACAGACTGGGTTTCAACAGGCAACTATGCCTTAAATTATTTGATTAGCGGAGATTTCCACAAAGGTGTTCCGTTAGGTAAGGTTACTGTATTTGCCGGAGAATCCGGCGCAGGCAAATCATATATTTGCTCAGGTAACTTAATTCGTCATGCACAAGAACAAGGTATCTATGTTGTTCTAGTTGACAGTGAAAACGCACTTGATCAATCATGGCTAGAAGCATTAGGCGTTGACACTAGCGAAGACAAACTGCTTAAACTTAATATGGCAATGATTGATGACGTTGCTAAAACTATTAATGAGTTTATGAAAGAGTACAAGGCAATGCCAGAAGAAACTAGACCAAAAGTTTTATTTGTCATTGACTCATTAGGTATGCTGTTAACTCCGACTGATGTTAATCAATTTGAAGCAGGAGATTTAAAAGGTGATATGGGCCGTAAGCCAAAAGCACTTACAGCGTTAGTTCGCAATTGTGTCAATATGTTTGGTAGTGCGAATGTCGGCCTAGTGGCTACTAATCACACATACGCTAGCCAGGATATGTTCGATCCAGACGATAAAATTTCAGGTGGTCAAGGCTTTATCTATGCAAGTTCAATTGTAGTGGCAATGAAAAAGCTCAAGCTCAAAGAAGATGATGACGGTAATAAGATCTCAGAAGTTCGAGGCATCCGTGCAGCCTGTAAGGTTATGAAAACTCGTTATGCAAAACCTTTTGAAAGTGTACAGGTAAAGATTCCTTATGAAACAGGTATGAATCCATATAGTGGATTAGTTGACCTGTTCGAAGGCAAGGGATTCTTGCAAAAAGATGGCAATCGACTTAAATACGCTGGGTCGGAAGAGATCAAACTCTATCGTAAAGAGTGGGAACGTAACGAAGATGGATGCCTTGACAAAGTCATGGTTGACTTTGCAAAGAATCCTAGTGTAAAATCTAACATCGACCTTGAAACTGGGGAAATTTTAGAACATGAATGAAAATCAAGTTGCTGATATTTGGATGCTATTTAAAGAGTATGTTGATAAAAAATTACTTGATGTAGTAGCAGAAAGATATATCGATTTGCTTGCAGATCATGGTGTTAGTGATAGAACACTTGAATCTGCTACCGGAGTAGATGAAGACCTTGATGCAGCCATTGAGTATTACCTTGACGAAGGCGCAGAAGAGGAAGAAGATTTTGAAGAAGATAATTGGGATTATGGCGACGACGAAGATTAATCTATGAGCTGGTACGCAAAAGTTTCTAAAGACATATCTCATATTCCCGATGCTGTGTTATACTACGAAGCCGAATTGCAGGCTGCACGTAATGATGCTCGCATAGCGGGAAATATTGAAAAGGCAGCAGCCAGTATGCCTGGCATTGTGGAAGTGAGATTCAGTCAACTGCAAGAAATTGAAGCAATATTAGAATATCTAAACATAGAACTTCGTAGACTCAAAAGTCAACATTTTCGAAAATATCTTGAAAATTATCAACGAGCACTTAGTAGCAGAGACTGTGAAAAATTTGTAGAAGGTGAATCAGATGTTGTTGATTTTGAAAAAATTATCAACGAATTTGCTCTACTTAGAAACAAATGGTTAGGTATTACTAAAGCCCTTGACCAGAAGCAATGGCAATTAACTAACATTGTCAAGCTCAGAGTTGCAGGAATGGAAGATGCTACGTTGTAAATAAAGCTATGAAAATAGTTTTGGTTACAGGCGGTTTCGATCCTATCCATTCTGGACACATTGCATATTTTAACTCTGCTCGAGAGTTAGGTGATAAATTAATCGTTGGCATTAACTCAGATGAATGGCTTACCCGTAAAAAGGGTAGGCCTTTCTTGCATTGGGAAGAACGTGCCAACATTGTTGCGGCACTGCACGTTGTTGATCGAGTAATTAACTTTAACGACAGCGATAATTCTGCTAAAGATGCTATCAGAAAAGTAAGAGCTATATACCCAAATGCTCATATTATTTTTGCAAATGGCGGTGATCGTACAAAAGAAAACATTCCAGAAATGGATGTTCTTAAGGAAATGTTACACTTAGAATTTGTTTTTGGAGTAGGTGGCATAGATAAGAAAAATTCTAGCAGTTGGATCCTAGAAGAATGGAAAAATCCTAAAACTATTAGACCCTGGGGCTGGTACAGAGTATTAGACGATAAAATTACTTACAAAGTTAAAGAGCTAGTGATAGAACCAGGAAAAAGCCTAAGTATGCAACGACATCGCTTACGAGCAGAACATTGGTACGTATTAAAAGGCTCGTGCAGGGTTGAGACAGAATATAACGGTGTTACTGGTGATATTCAAATTTTTGAAAATACTGATTATGATATAGGAGCACTTGTATGGCATAGAGGGTATAACAATACCGCTGAACCATGTCATATTTTAGAAGTACAATTTGGTCAGTTGTGTATTGAAGAGGATATAGAACGAAAATGAAAGTATTTGTAGGATGGGATTCTAGAGAGGACATTGCTTATCAAGTTTGTAGACATAGTATTGTATCAAGACAATCTAGTGCTGATGTAGTGCCTTTAAAACAAAAAGACCTTAGAAGTAAAGAAATCTATTGGCGCCCAATTGATCCGTTAGCATCAACAGAGTTTACCTTTACTCGTTTTTTAGTACCTCACTTGATGAATTATAAAGGTTGGGCAGTATTCTGTGACTGCGATATTATATTTGTAGAAGACATTAAAGAATTATTTGATCAGGCAGATGACCAATATGCTGTTATGGTTGTTAAACATGATTATAAACCTAAAAGCACTGTTAAGATGGATGGTAAAGAACAGTTTCAATATCCTAGAAAAAATTGGAGTAGTGTAATACTATGGAATTGTGCCCACCCTCAAAATAAAGAACTTACACCGAAACTAGTTAATGAAAAATCTGGACAATATTTACATCGTTTTGAATGGCTTAAAGATAATCAAATTGGTGAATTAAAGTGTGAATGGAACTGGTTAGTAGGGTGGCATAAAGAACCCGAAGATGGTAAGCCTAAGGCAATACACTACACGGAAGGCGGCCCATGGTTCCCTAACTATGTTAAATGTGAGTACGGTGCCAACTGGATTTTAGAAAAATTAAATTATGAAGATTCTAAGTTACCAGAAGCTCCTACAGATCCATTTGTAAATATACCACAAGAAATAAAAAATTTATTTAATAACGTATTAAAGTATCGAGTTGACCCTGCAGGCGAATGGTTTAATGTTAAAGAAGATGACGTAGTTAAGGAATTAAAAATGTTGAACAACAATGCTGTGTATGCAGTAGATGGAGGTCGTGATCCTGAGGATAATAAAGGACATCCTTATGATCCATTTATGGTATCGTTTATAACAGGCAGCGGCGGCCAAATTACTAATTACGACAAAGTAGAGCAATCTATGACTCCTGTTGTTTTTAGAGGCATTACCAAAAGTAAACACATGAGAAAGTGTGAAGAAATTGGTCGTAATTACTATTACATAGATACAGGATATTTTGGTAATGGTCGTAAAAAACTTTATCATAGAATTACTAAAAATGCTATGCAGGCCTGCGGTCCTATTATTGAGCGTCCGTTAGATAGACTAGCTGCTACTGGTTATCAAAAGAAAAAATTTAAAACAGGATCAACAATACTATTGTGTCCTCCTAGTGCAAAAGCTATGGAGTGCTTTGGACAAAATCTTGACGAGTGGTTAAAAACTACTGTTGAAACAATTAAAAAATACACAGACAGAGAAATTATTATTAGAACAAAACCTAGTCGTAGAGATCGAGTTACAGTAGATTCTATTGAAATGGCGTTAGATAAAGATGTACACTGCTTAGTAACTTATAACAGTATTGCAGCTACAGAGGCTATATTACACGGTAAACCAGCATTTACACTTGGACCTAATGCAGCACAAAGTATGTGTCACAGTGATTTATCGCTTATTGAACAACCTAAATATCCTAGCTTAGATGAAGTAGAAGCATGGGCGGCACATTTAGCCTATTGTCAATTCACTGAAGCAGAAATGCGCGACGGCACAGCTTGGAAAATATTAAACGAAGATGTATGATGTTGTTGTTTACCTTAGCAGCTTACAAAAACAAAACCCTGGTAGAAAAGTTGATACACTAACAGCTTTTTATCAAGGTGCTGCACATGTTGGCGCATGGGCTCTATTAGAAAGAGATTATATCTACCGACCTGCTAAACTAGCAGTTATATTAGGCTGGCCTAGTCCTATACTGTCAACACAAAATATTAAGTTTCGTGCAGAATTAGTTGAGTTACAAAAACAAGCCGGCAATCATATTATGGCTATAGATGCCAATTGTTTTAAGTTTTCCGATACAGACAGTAAGTATTTGCGTTATAGTATTAACGGAGTTTACTATGATACCAGTCAGTATGCTAACAAAAATAGTGATGCTAGTAAATGGAACCAACTTAGTCAGGATTTAGGTTTAACTATACAATCTTGGAGGGACCAGGGAGATTATCTTTTATTTCTAATACAACGTGATGGTGGATGGGGAATGAAAGGATTAGATCCTGTCGAGTGGGCTAGACGTAAAATTATCGAAGTTCGACAATACAGCAATTTGCCTATTGTGTTAAGACCACACCCTGGAAAGGTTGCTGATTTAACTCCGTTGTTACAACCTGGAGTTACAATCAGTGACAGCACAGTTATTCCTTTATTAACAGATCTACAAAGAGCAAAAGCTGCATTTGTTTTTAACAGTTCTAGCGGAGTTGCTAGTGTAGTATCTGGGGTGCCGTTGTACGTTGACGATACTAGTAGCGTCTGCTGGGATGTTGCAAACAAACATGTTAATCAATTAAACAATCCGTTGTTTCCAGATCGAAATCAGTGGCTTTATGACCTAGCTGCTTGTCACTGGACTGATGAAGAAAGCAGACAAGGTCTAATTTATAAAAAGTTTTTACCTTACTTGACCTGATACCAATTGTTAATATGATGCTCTGTGTCTCTAAACCACCAATATAAGTTAGGTCCTGTCCAGTTGTTAAATTTTTCTTGATACCATTCGATACTTCTAGGATGTGTTAGGTATTGCGGATCATACATTAACTTTTTACGTTTAACTGGTGCTGTTGGACTATGCAACCCTATAAACACAAACTTAGTAGCATAGTTCATAAACTTATCTTTAATCCATGCAATATCAACATCTGGTATACTGCCTAATACCTGTGTACAAATTACAGCATCAAACTTTTGTCCTATAGGCTCTTTATCAAATTCTGGCACACACGGATCGTAGCAATGTACAGACTCTGCATTAATTCTAGTTGTAAAAGTCATAGGCTCAGTAATTTGATCGTTTGGTAATCCATACGGAACTAAGTTTTGATATTGACGCCCTTTACCACAACCGTAATCTAAAACAGTTTTGGCATTGTATTTGTCCATAAGAAATCTAATCTGTAAGTGATAATTTTTACAGTCATCGCCGCCCCACGATGTGTTGTTTGCCTGAAACTGTCGACCTATTTCTACACTTTTTAAATAATATTCAGAAGGCATTTATTGTATCCCTATTATTGTAAACCCAAGTTTGTGCTTCTTGAGATTTTTTATATTCGCTGCACCAATCCCAATATATTTGCCAGCTTTCTAATTGCTCATACTCTTTTCTAAACAAATACATTTGGCAGCTAACTTTAACTGCCCTAGCCTCTGGTGTTAGTATTGCATAGAATGTTTTATTACCACTTTTATCTTTTACAGCTTTAAGACTTTCAGTTACTGTATCCGTATCTAATAAACAAGAACGTCTAGCTATAACAACAAAATCAGTAGTCTTTGCTACAGATCTTGCATCTTCTCTTTTATGAACTTTATTGTAGTCATTCATAAAATCAATACCTAGATATACTACATCACATTCGTTACGTTGTACGTTATCTATTTCGTTACAAATAACTTCAATACTACTTTGAGTAAAATATACATCGGATCTTAATTTAATAATAATATCTTCGTTAATTTTATCTCTAGCAGTTAAGAAGTCCCAAACTTGTACTTTGCCGCTAAGATCAAAAGGACAATTAGGACTATCTGCATCTCTATAATAATCATAGACATTTATCGCATAACGACTGTTTAAAGTATTCAATAACTTTTGATGATTAGATTTGGCTGAATCATAAAATCTTTTAAGGCCAATTTGAACTACTCCGATTGCCATGCCCACCATTCTCCAATTTCTAATTTTTTAGGAGCCCACCCGTGTGTACTACGCCACCAATCTATACCCTCTTGCATAGGATGAGGATCAACTAAATTCTTTTTACTTAAACGATTTTTACCATCTACAATATAGCTTTGTATATAGTCTTTACATACTTCGCTGTCAGATGGATAATTATCATAATCTTTTCTAATTAACCACATATGGCATAATATTCTATGTACTGGCGTTAACTGTTTTCTAAGTCCTTTTGCAGATAAGATTTCACTATTAGCATGCCAAGGTTCTAGTTCTACTGGTATAATATACCTAAAGGCCTTATTGCCACTACGTCGTTTATTTGGTATTACTTCATTTAACCGTTCTATAACCGTAGCAGTTTTTTCAACACTTTCTCTTTTAGCCATTATAATAAAGTCTTGAACAACACCGTCGTGATCAATGTGTACAGGTAATCTTTTGTATTCAATGCCGGCACTTTGATTAACCCAGTCACTGCCAAAATATGCAATACCAGATTCGCCTGCTATCATTAATTTTAATTCTTCTACAACGGCTTTTATACTAGATTTGGTAAACCAAACATCTGTTCTTAACCTTAATACTATGTCTTCTGTTGTTCGATCAACACCTCGACAAAAATCCCAAACCTGTATTGCTCCGCCTTGTCCTCTACGATATGTATTGTCTGGTTCGCCATCGTCATAAGGACAAAGGCCTCTTTCTGGATCACCTTTAGTAAAATTATATATTTTTACTTCACATACTTCTTTTAGTGCCGTAATTAAAAAGTTATGATTAGTCTTTGCAATATGTTGATTGTGTCTTATATCGCCTGTATAAAAAATTGCTAAATTCATTTCTTATTCTCTATATATTCTAACCATGCTTCGGCAGTACCAACATCAACATAGTCACGCACTAGGCTTTCTTTAAAGATATGTTCATTGTTAAGACATTCTTCAATACAATGGCTGACAAATATTTCTTCTATGTGATTGTCTTTTAATTTTTCAAATGCATCACAAAATAATATAGCCGATTCAAATTTATATCCGCCCACACAAAATTTATCTGATACTACTTGTTTTTCAATAATGCTGGTAATAATGCCTTGATCATTGCTGACAATATAACTTTTAGCTGCCAAATTACGCAATATTTCGTGTTGCATGATGCTGGTAACACAAATATAATTACCTTCTTGATAGTCGTGATTGAAGAAACTGTCGCAGTCTTTGATTAGTATTTCTTCTTCTGTTAAACCTATTTTACTAACAATTTGATAAACTGTGTCAGCTGGTCCTGTAGTTTCTTTGTCTAAAACAACAACTGCGATCTTATTACCGTAAGTTTTTTTAATTGTGTTTTCAACTTGATAAAGATCGTTGTGCGCCTTTAATATACCTATTGTAATACTATTTGTATCAATAAAAGGTTCTACTGCACGTTCGTACATTAACTTACCAGAGCCACTTTCTAGTAAGTATTTTGGTTTCATATTAGGGAATCTGCGAGATAACCCCGCAGCTGGCATTATAATTTCCATAGTGTGTTTGCTCTGTCAATTAAGTAATTGTATTCAAAAGATCCGTGTTTAGCATATCTACTAACACGCATTAACATTAGAATTAACAAATATACATTGTCTGCTTCTGGATATTGTTCAAATATACCTTGCTGTATATGCTGTAATTTTACATCAATACGTATAGGAGAATGGCGCATAAACCAGTGGCATTCTAAATCTTGACGAAGTTTGGCTATGTCAAAAATGTAACTGTCATAATCACTGGTTTGTCCGTCTATCATCATAAACCCACGCTGTTCATGAAATAAAATATTTTCTAGTGTGAAATCTCCAAAATAATTTGTTTGCGGTAGTTGTTTAGGTAGTGATTCTAATAGATCATCTTTAGTAAATTCTGCATTGCTAAAATCTATTTCGTCTAATTTAGTTTGATAAATTTCTGTGTAATCTTTTAATGTTTTATTTTGTGATAACTTATCTAAGGTTGCCAAAATAAAATTTAATAAGTGATCATAACTGTAAGATTTTAGATATGACTTCATATCTAAACCGTTTATGTATTCCATATCAAATTTATTTTTACTATACTGATAAATTTTAGGCATAGGTAAGAGATGTTCCAAGGCATACATACGCTCGACATTTCTAAGAACATTACCAGACTTTCTAACAAACAATCTATCTTTTTTCATTAGATAGATTTGATTGCCGGAGAATCCTATAAATTCTTTTATCACCTTAGCAGCCATTATTTGTATGCAACTACTCTGCTATCTATACTAGATTTAGGATGATGATTAGCTTCGCTGTAGACATTGGTAAACCCTGCATCACGTAATAATCTCATCATGCTTTCTGCACTATAACCCCACTTGTGCAACATCACTGGATCTGGATATCTGGCAAAATCACCGTAGATCCCTGACACTGTACGTTTAACTAGGCGTTTATCATGAGTCCAAAAACAATCAGGATTGTTAACTACTTCCTGGCACATTTTAAGCAAATCAGGCCATTCCATTGCTACAAATCCGCCAGGTTTGCAAATACGATAAAACTCTTTAAACATAGCAGGAGGAATTTCCCTGCTAAAATGTTCTATGACATGTACAGTTAGTATTTCATCTACTGTATTGTCATCTAATGGAAACGGTTTGCTAATGTCATGTATGACAATATCACTATCGTAGCTCATATACTCACCGTCGACATTAATATAGCCTGTAAATTTTTGATGACCGCAACCTAAATGTAATCTAACAAGTTGGCCTGCAATCTTTTCTACTGCCTCACGCAACATTTTTAGTTCCTATCATGTTGATCAGTAAGTATGACAGATACTTTTTAATCTTACGTCCATTATCATCATGTAATGCATAGACCATTTTTCTATCACTGATAGCATCCTTAGCTACCCATTTAAAGTCGCCTGTATTTTCTGTAGTATAAGCATAACGGTCCCAATTAAAATTCGGATAGAGATATTCTATAGCTCTAAAACTAAATCTATAGTAGTCATCTGGATACGGATGATAGCGCCATGACCATGGGACACAAATATACAATTGTCCTCCTGGTTTGACCAAGTCTGCAATATTCTTAGCTAGGTCCCACGGATTAGGAACATGCTCCATAACACTACAACAGATTACTAAATCGTAATAATTTTTAGGCAATGGATTGTTGGCGTCTAACAAATCACACTGGACATCAACATCTTGACCTGCTTCAATATCTGTGCCGGTATATGATGCTACCTTGTCTTGAAAGTGTACCCTAAAACCTGTGGTGTTTTCTCTTGCACCAATTTCTAACACATGTCCAGTTACATTAGGACAAACTTCTTTGATATAAATTAAATCATTCGGGCTTCCCATCCTAGTTCCTTTAGTATTTCTTCAATCCAATTTTTACTTAACTTTTCTGCAGAAAAATTTTCTATTGTATATTTTTGTCCTGCACGTATTTTTTCTAATGTCTTTTCTGGATTAAAAAATGCATCTTTAATACCCGCAATATAATCTGGGTCCTGCCAAGTATAGGGACTAAATTCTAAATAACTGGCTAGAGGGCTTGTAATTACATATCTGCCAGATGCTAGACTATCGATAACACGATTGGCACTTTTTGTTTCTGTTCTATAATTATCTACCACAACTGGCATAACAACCATGTCGCACTTATCTAATAATTCTCCTTGTAAATCCCAAGTCCATTCGTATAATGTCAATCGATTGAAATTTACACCTGTAATTTCGCCTTTGTCTGCACGTTTACGCATTTTGCTCCATACGCGATCAGGTTTGCTCATAATCATATGAAATCTATAATTACCAACTTCAGCTTCTAGACGTTTCCACATTTCGACAATAGGTAAAAATCCTAAACTGCTTTGGCTACCAAACCATAGCAACTGCATTTCGTGTCCTGGATTAAACTTAGGTTCTAGTATACGACGTTCAAACGGATCAGGCATGACAACACTACGTCTACCTGTGTTTTCTAATGTACTAATACCCATGTTAACACTGTTAACGCTGACAACATCTACTAATTGACAGTTAGGACCGTATTCTTCCTTTTCATCAAATTTATTATCACACAAGTCATAAACAGTTTTGGCACCTAAGTCTTTAGCACGTTGTATACTAGCCGGCATACTACGTTTTAAAAAGATAACAATAGTGTCTCGATCAACTTCAGACCAGTCTGTAAGGATTTTACTATCGTATCCTTGGTCTGCTAGTGAATAGGCTGTTAATTCTCCACGAAGTCTATGACTAGCACGTTTAGGTTTGTAAGCATCACTGTAAAATCTAATTTTTAAAGCCATTTAAGTATCCAATCCTTATTAAATTGTCCAACTACAGTATAACCCCACGACTCTAATAGGCGTACACAGGGAAAATCTTGTTGATCGTCTTGGTATTCGTGTGTTTGCTGTTCTATAGCCATTACTGGTCTATTTGTTTTGATAGTTTTTTCGGCTCCTAACAATATATCACGCTCATAGCCTTCAACATCTATTTTAATCATGTCAACTTCAGTAAAATTAAAACTATCTAGCGTCTTAAGTGGTATCCGGCCTTGTCCCACACTGGTAGGATCAACATGACTATGACCAGTATTGCCTTCTACTATGTTCATATTAATAAAACTTTCAGTATTTCCCAATGCCATAGGATATAAACTGTAGTTTCCTTCAATAACGTTCATCTTAAAGCATTCTCTAAATTCTTCTACTGGCTCAAAGGCAACAACATTGCGAAAAGACTTGACTAGATCACAACTCCATAAACCAACATTGGCTCCTATGTCAATGCAAACTCGTTTGTTGATACAGTTTTCAATAGCAGCATCTCTAGCACGCCATTGATAACGTAATATACCTTCTTTTTGCAGACTTTTTGCCAATAATCGTGGGAAATGATTGTCATAGTCTGGAAACCAAAATCCGTAACTTTCTTTCATTGTTGATTTTCCATCCAATATTGTTCTGTGCGATTGACTCGGAGGTCTGTTTGCAAACTACGACCTGTTTTTTTACGTGCGCCTTTGAGGTGATCAAGATACGCACCCCAACGACTGTTAATTAGAGGATGTCCTTCACCTTTTATTAGACCTTTGCTCCAATCTAATTCAAGTAAAGGTACAGTTTGTCTAACTGCGTCAAAAACAAAACTGTCATGCCATTCTTCAAGCGTAAAAATTCCATTTTCTGCATCATCGTAGAAGCGTTGGAAGTTTTCTAAGAATTGTCTAAGGTGTGGACTGTGTAAATTCATAGCATAGAGACCACACTCACTAAATTTTCCTTCTCTACCTAAAAAACAAAGGTCTCGGTCTTCAGGTACTAGTTGATTTATCTCATCCATTGTAATAGGACTATGGCAAATCATATCTGCGTCCATCCAAAACAGCACATCAGCGTCGGTTTCTTTAGCACAATGAAAAATAGCATAGACTTTATGTGCAAAGCGTACCGCATCCCATTTAAAACCCTTACCAGCATCTTTGCGTAGACTACGCACGGGGTCGCCGCTGACATCTCCGTTAGCTTTAGGCACGTTTCGCCAGCGTTCTTTAAACTTCATTAAGTCGTCTAGTTCTTCAAGACGTTTTAGTGTAACATGATTATGGTTTCTAATTGCAGGATTGCATAATTCTGGATATATGTGGAGAGTTACTTCCTCCGGCCACATGACACAAAATGTATCAATCATTTTTTGAGCATATTGGTGCAGACCTTTTTCATGAAAAGTAGTCACTACGGCAAATTTTCTCATGAGATTCCTATTAAATACATATATTACTTATCTGCCTTATGAGACTGGCAATTTTTCCTAAATTCGGTGCATTAAATTCAGTGCCGGTGTTTACCGCATTCAGTAGAGGCGCGGTTCGATTAGGACACGAACTAGTAGAACATGACCTAAATGCCGATGCCTATGTCATTTGGTCCGTATTATGGAACGGACGTATGCAGCCTAATCAAGAAATTTGGCAAACTGCAAAAAGACTAGGCAAACCCGTCATTGTTTTGGAAGTAGGCGGACTAATACGCGGCACAACTTGGCGTATAGGACTTAATCATATCAATGCAAACGGCTATTTTGGCAATGATAAAAACTTAGAAAATGGTCGTTCTAAAAAATTAGGTATTTTTTTGAAAGAATGGCGCACCACTGGTAAAAATATTGTCATTTGTGGTCAGCATACTAAAAGTGAACAATGGCTAGCTCAGCCTGCTCCAGAAAAATGGTTACACGCACTGGTAGAAAATATTAAAAATTTTACTGATCGAAAAATTATTTTTCGTCCTCACCCTAGAGATTTTGATTGGTGTCAAAAAATTGGAAAAATTGCCGCAGAAATTCACATACCTCAAAAAATTGCCGGGACGTATGACGACTTTGACCACCATGCAGATTTTTCTTCTGCCCACTGTGTTGTAAATTTGTCAGGCAACACTGGAATTTTAGCAGCCATTAGTGGTATACCAGTTTTTTCATCACCTGACAGCCTAGCATACCCCATTTCTACCAAAAATTTTGAAAAAATTGAAGACCCTGAAAGACCTGACAGATCTCAATGGTTAGAAAAAATTTGTCATACTGAGTGGACCATTGAAGAGCTAGAACAAGGTATACCACTGTCAAGAATTTTTTAAGAAAAACTTGACTTTTTTTGAAAATTTTAGTAAAATAGTTAAATGATCACTGTAGACCAATTACTCATAGAGTTAAACAAACTCGGCGCTCAACCTCTAAGCAAAGACGTACCGGGAAGAGACAGAAAAATTTTGAATAGCCTTTCGAGGCAAATTCAGTTTGGCAATTTTTTGACCGAAAATCAGGGAAAATTGCTAGTAAAAATATTCAAAGAAAATCTGGATCACTTAAAAAATTCTTATCCTGCATTTGCAGAAATCGTGCAATTAGAAACATGGAGTAAACCTTTTCGCGTTATAGAACAAACACGAAAAATTTCATTGTCAAAAGGTGTAGATCCACAAATTGTCATAGAATTTACCTATAACAAGCGATTAAAACAAATAGTCAGTGACCTTACAAAGAATATTCAAGGTCAGGTGCTTTCAAGTACAACAAAATCTTACAGTATACCTTTAACAGAAAAAAATGTTGCACTGGTACTGGATGCATTTGCTAGACACCAGTTTGAAATCGACGAAAAAATCACCAATTTTTACCGAGAAATTAAAGACATACTAAAGTCGAATAAAAATTATTTCAATGTTTACAATCTCAGCAATCAACGTCAAATTGATTTGTTGTCAGAGGAAGTTACCTCAATAGATCAAAGTAATTCATTGAAATTGCATGATCGAAAATTTCGATATCAATACCAAATTTTTGACAAAATTTCAGAAAATTCACTGGCAGAAAAAATTGCCAATCGTACCAGTACAAAAGTTTATGTCAACGCTACTCAGACCAGTTTAACAGATTTGATTGCCAGTTTATTTGAGTTGTCTAGACTACCTGCATTGATTATTTTTAATGGCCATGACAGTAAAGAATGCCATCAAAATTTGAAAAAATTAGCCTCTGCATTAGAGAATAATAATATCAATGATAACGTGGGAATTTATTTTAGATTTGATAATACCGCCGAATCAAATAAAGTTTTTAACAGTGAGGTAGGAACCCTCAAATATAATTCGCTACTTAACAACCAAACAAAAATTGCTGGTATAGCTAATAACAAATTGCCTAAATTTTTGATAAAATCACAATGGTATCCAAAGACAGTGATTAGCTTTTCAAATCATTTTAAGAACAATAAAACCAGTGTCTATTGCGATGCTGTTGATTTGATTGTATACTATAACGATAGGCCGCCGTTAGAAGGAACAATTAATGCCATCGTGTAAAATTACCATTAGAGACGAAGTAAATCTTAAGTTAGAAGGTTTGCCTGTTGAAATTAGGCGTAAGCTAGCTAACACATTTAAGTACGAAGATCCCACTGCTAGATATCGCCCTGCTTACAAACTAGGTCGTTGGGACGGATCAGTGAGTCTGTTTGGTTTAGGAGGTAACGGCTACTTGACGCAGTTACCTAAGATACTTGAAATCCTGGAAAATAATGGAGTTGAGGTTACTGATGTTGAAGACAATCGACATCCTATACAGTTAACATTTCCTGAAATAAAAGAAGACTTTTGGGGAGATCGTTGTTGGCCTAAAGGTCACAGGTATGAAGGACAACCTATTAGACTACGCGATGACCAAGTAGAAGTTATTAATAAATTTTTGCAAAATCCTCAGTGTTTGCAGGAAATTGCTACAGGATTTGGTAAGACAATTACAACTGCTACACTATCTAAATTATGCGAACCTCATGGTCGCACAATCACTATTGTACCTAATAAAAGTCTGGTAGAACAAACGGAAGAAGACTTTATCAACTGTGGTTTAGATGTAGGTGTGTATTACGGAGACCGTAAAGAATTAGGTCGTACGCACACTATTTGTACATGGCAAAGTCTTAACATTTTAGATAAAAAATCAAAGAATCACGAAGCAGAGTTATTAACACTGGCAGAATTTTTAGACGGTGTTCAAACTGTTATTGTTGACGAAGTACATATGGCCAAAGCCAATGTGCTTAAAAATTTATTAACACAGAATCTATGCAATGCACCAATACGATGGGGTTTAACAGGCACAGTGCCTAAAGAACCGTTTGAGTATGAACAGATATTTGTCAGCATAGGTCCGGTAGTGCATCAGGTGGCTGCACACGACTTACAAGAAAAAGGTGTGCTTAGTCAATGTCATGTTGCTATTATGCAAATGATTGACTTGCCTGAATTTAAGAGTTATGCTGAAGAATATAAGTATCTTGTAACAGACGAAGATCGTATGATCTATCTATCTAAATTAATTAGTAAAATTGCAGACAGTGGTAACACACTAGTTCTAGTCAATAGAATAGATACTGGTAAATTTCTAGTAAATGAAATTCCTGATAGCGTGTTTATATCGGGTGAAGTTAAAACTAAAGATAGAAAAGAAGAATACGATGAAATTGCGATTGCTAATAACAAGATTATTGTGGCGACTTATGGTGTGGCCGCTGTGGGTATTAATATCCCTAGGATTTTTAATCTGGTTCTTTTGGAACCCGGAAAGAGCTTTACAAGGGTTATACAAAGTATTGGGCGAGGTATTAGGCGAGCTGAAGACAAAGACTTCGTACAGATCTGGGACATCACAAGTACCTGCAAGTATGCCAAAAGGCACCTTACTCAGCGCAAAAAGTTTTACAAGGAAGCTCGCTATCCGTTCACGATTGAGAAGATAGACTGGCGTTAAAATGATAAACAAACTTTTTATTTTTTCTGATAGTTTTGGTGCATATCCTCCCGGCGATTCAATTGATAATTATTGGATGACCTTATTAGCTAAACATTTTAAATGTCAGCTATACATTGGTGGAGGCATTGGCTCCTCGCAAGATTACTGTTTTAGTAAGATTGCAGACAATCGAGATTTTATTACACAAGATGATCAAATTATTGTATTATTAACTGAACCTAGTAGATTTTGGTTTTATGAACCAATACCTGAAATATCTAATGTTAATGTCATTAATATAGATCAACAATTACCTCCAGGATTTGGTACTGCTGCAATAAATTACTTTAGTTACCTATATAGACCTCAATTAGGTGATATGTGGGAAGAAAATAGACTAGCATGGTTGAATAATTTATCTAGGATACAGCAGTGGCGCAAGCCAATAATTATTTCATGTTTTCGTAATTTAGAATATGATATGAAACAATTTGATTTTTTAGATATTGTCGAAGGCAATCTTCTAAATGTAAGTCACGCAGAATTTACTGATAGTACAATAGAAAAAAGTCTTATTAAAATAAATGATGACTTTGAAACTTTAGACACAAATACTATATTTTTTGGAATGGATGCTCGAGGATGCCATTTGTGTTTTTCTAACCATAAAATATTAAAAAATAAAATTGTAAATCTTATAACAAACAATGAAAAAATAAATTTAAATTTAGATTTTTTATCTGACTTTCTAAGTGAAGAAACTGTGAATGATAGTAACTTTGCAAGGAAAGAATTTAGTTCGATTATGTATACAAAATTCTTAGAATCTAAAAAAGAATTTTTGTCAAAGAAACATACAAACTATATTGATGTTGTTTCTACATATTTTAAAAAAATAAAAGGTTAATATGCAAATACTCACGTTAGATAACAAGGCTTTTGATTTGAACAATTTGCCTGATGAGATAGAAGAAGACATTAGATTCGCAGTATTAGATAATAGCGATCCACAAAATCCTGATTTCTTTTATATACCATTAATCTTTTTAGAATCGTTTAATAGTCCAGCAATGGTACTACGTATAGGGAACGATGAAGTTACTATGCCAATTGACTGGTCTATTGCAGTTGGTGATAGTACCAGTGCCTGCGACATTGAAATATTGCCGTTAACTAGCCTAAATGATAGAGGATTTGAAGCATTTTGTTTTAACCCAATTAATGGATTTAGAATAGAATTTAAAAAAATTGAAATTGTTAATTTTTACAATGATGTTAAATGGTATTTTCCAAAAATGCGTAATGGTCAATTGCTGGCCATACCTACTAATACTGAGTCTAGTCCTAACTGTGTTTATTTTGTAAAAGAAATAAGTAGACAAAATGACATCATTGACCTAAGTAAAATCCTATAAGGAGTTGTTATGAAAGCTGGAAAAGTTTGGGGTGTGACCGAGTTACTTGAAGCAAATGGAGTATTAGAATTTCATCGTATAGAAGCTGCCGCCGGCGGCGTTTGCTCAAAGCACAAACACAAATACAAATGGAATGGATTCTTTGTTGAAAAAGGCAAATTAATTATTCGAGTATGGAAGAACAACTATAGTCTAGTTGACGAAACTGTTTTAACAGACGGACAATATACTAAAGTTGCACCGGGCGAATATCACCAGTTCGAAGCTGTTGAAGATACTATAGCTTTTGAATTATACTGGGCAGAATTTGATCACGAAGATATTGAAAGAGAAACAGTGGGGTATACAAAAGATGGGACAGCTTAAAGAAAACGCAACATACATATATGAAAGAGTTGGCGATGCAATCTACTCAAGAGAGTTTGGATCTGATCCTTCTACACGTAAAATTATAGGTGTTGATTATGATCCGAGAACTAGTGACGGGCGTCCGTTAATTGAACATCTCAGAGATAGTAAGATGTGGGGTGAAATACATCGTATGGCTGAAACCAATCCTGCTTTACAAAAAGCTCTAGCTAATGTTATAATGATATATCGTTTAAGCAAAGATAATCCATTATGAGTAAACCAACTGATAAATTTAAAAACAGTAAACGCCGCCAGAAAGATGAAAATGCCATTGCTAAACAGGTCAAAATTGCCAAGTCACATAATACATTTAATGAAGAAAACATAAAAGAGCCGCACCGTTTAGTAAAGCATCATGCAATGGATTGCGGAAATCCAGAGTGCTATTTGTGTGGAAACCCTCGTAAGACGCATAAAGACAAACTTACGCAACAAGAAAAACGTCTTTTTCAAGATCTAGATGATGTTAGAGATAAACACAGTAATGGATTAGTACCCAAAGATGAGTGATAAAGTTGAACTAAAAGAAAAATTAGCCGCAGTTGATATGAACTGCAAAGACCTATGGGATGAACTAGATGATGCTAATAAAAAAGCATTAAAGCAAGAATTCTTTATTCTTAATAGATATATTAGTAATGTAAATTCTAGTAAGAGAGATTTACAAGAACATTTCGTATTAACAGTCAACGAGTATTTTAATAAACATTGGAATACACTACAAAAACATCCAAAATTGATGTGGCAGTTGCTTTGTATGTGTAGTCATGAAAGTAGGCAAGTGTTCTTTCATCAATGGATTGGATTTAAAAAGAAAGAAGGTAACAATAAAATTGATAAGTTCCTTATGGAAATTTATCCAACAAGAAAAACTGATGAAATTGAGTTACTGGCAAAAATTATGACAGTAAAGGAAGCAAAGGAACTGGCAAAGAGTTACGGTTATGATGATAAAACTATTGCAAAAATGTTCTAACTATGCTAAAATTTAAAGTGGAGAAACCTTACGTTTGTCAATACTGTGGTCATGGATATATGCAGGAGAAAACTCTTGCTGTACACCTTTGTGAACAAAAACGTAGGTATCTAGCTAAAGATGATAAGGCTGTTGTTATAGGATATCAAGCCTTTAATAGATTTTTTCAAATAACTCAAAAACACGGTGAAAATAAAACTTACGAAGAATTTAGTCGTAGTCCCTACTACAATGCCTTTGTAAAGTTTGGTAGCTACATTAGTAATGTTAATCCTTTATATCCTACCAAATACATTGACTATGTTATAACCAGCGGTGTCAAACTAGATCATTGGTGCAGGGATGAGCTGTATGAAAAATATGTTATAAATTTAATTCATACTGAAGGTGTAGAAACTGCATTAGAAAGGTCTATTAAACACATGGAGTCGTGGGCCAAAGACAATAACAGTTTATGGAACCATTACTTTCTTTATGTTAGCAGTAATAGAGCAGTATTTGATATTAAAGATGGAAAGATAAGTCCTTGGTTAATATTAAATTCAACTAGCGGTAAAAACATGTTGACTAACCTTAGAGATGATCAGCTCTCGGCAATAAGTAGTATTATAGATCCACAAATTTGGTCAAAAAAATTTCGTAAACAAACATTTGACCTTGAGCTGGTGAAAAACATTGTTAAGGAATCAAATCTATGACACACCCTGTTCCGCCAAGCGATATTCAAAAAACTGAACTTGATATGGAAGTTATATTAAGTGAGGAAGATCGTACAATATATGTTAAATTAAGTGGATTTGAAACTAATGATGACGCTGAGCAATATTCAGTATACCTACAGGAAAATTTACCTTTATTACTTTTTGAATCAGAGGTTAAACACTAATGCCAGATATTGACATTGATTTTGCCGACAGAGAAAAAGCATTGGCTGTAATAAAACATATTAAAGCCAGTAGGTCTCAAGACGAAAAACTAGTTCCTCATAATACCGGTATTTACTTAACAGACATTCCCTATAATCCTATAGATAATCTTGCTAACATTGATTATAAAATAGCTGAAAAACGTGGATATCAAAAATTAGATTTTTTAAATGTTAGTGTTTACAAAGACATTAAAGATGAGAATCACCTAAACCAATTAATGGAGACTGAACCTCTATGGGATCTTTTATTACAAGACGAG